TGGGACCATCTCAGCCAAGTTCCGCGAGTACGTCGCTGCGGGCTATCTGATCGGCGGCAGTGCCTGGTACGACGCCACGGCCAACAACCCCGAGAGCCTGAGCGGCGGCAAGGGCGTCTTCGACTACGACTTCACGCCGTGCCCGCCGCTCGAAGACATGACGCTGCGCCAGCGCATCACCAACCGCTACTTCGCCGACTTCGCCGCGAAGATCACCGCCTGAGGCTGCCATGGGATTGCCCCGCAAGCTCACAAAATACGTGCTGTTCAACGACGCCGAGGCCTATCTCTGCGAGGTGGCCGAGGTCACGCTGCCGAAGCTCGAACGCGATACCGAGGCGTACCGCGCCGGCGGCATGCCGGGTGAGGTGATGGTCGATCGCGGCATGAAGGCCATGATGATGGAGTGGACCGCCGGCGGATTCATTCGCACGGTGCTCACGCAATGGGGCGCATCGCGCGCCGATGCCGTGCAGCTGCGTTTCGTCGGTGCGCTGCAATCCGACGACCACGGTATCCCGGGGGTTGTCGAAGTGCTTGTGCGTGGACGGCATACCGAGATCGATTTCGGCAAGGCCAAGACGGGCGACAAAACGGAAATCCAGATCAAGACCGCGCTCACGTACTACCGGATCACGCTCAACGGCGAGGAGCTGATCGAGTACGACTTTATCAACATGATCGAGAAGGTCGCTGGCGACGACGTGCTGTCCCCCGTCCGCGCCGTCCTCGGCATCTGACCCGCGCGCCCGCGCTCCACCTCATCACATCAGCGAGCCAGTCATGCCGCAAAACTCCAGCCACGAAACCGTCACGCTCGATACCCCTTTGGTACGCGGCGAAACCATGATCACGACCATCAGCGTCCGCAAGCCGTCATCCGGCGAGCTGCGCGGCCTGTCCCTGACCGATCTCCTTCAGCTGAAGGTGGATTCGCTCTGTGCCGTGCTGCCGCGCATCAGCATGCCGTCGATCACGCGGACTGAAGTCGAGCGGCTCGAACCCTCCGATCTGCTTCAGCTCGGCACGGCGGTGATCAATTTTTTGTTGCCGAAGGCGGATCGGACGGAAACGCCGCCGGCGGAGACCTCGTACTCCCTGAATTCGTAGAAGACGCGATCGCGGACATCGCCGTCGCGTTCCACTGGCCGCCCGATGTGCTTTTCGGCATGGGGCTGGCCGAGCTGATGGGCTGGCGCGAGCGTGCCCGCATCCGCCTCGCACCGCCCGACGACGACGAGTAACGCCCACACCCCGAGACCCCGATGGCCGACGCCCGAGACCTCCGCCTGCAAGTCATCCTCGGCGTCATCGACAAGGCGCTCGCGCCGTTGCGCAAGATCACCGGCGGCAGCAACGAGGCAGCGAAGGCACTCAAAGCCGCGCGCGATCAGCTCAAGGACGTGAACCGGGCGCAGGAAGACATGCGGCGCTGGGGCGATGGCATCGAAAAAGTGAAGGCGCTGAGCGCTGCGGTCGAAGCCGCGAAAGCCAAGACCGCCGCCTATAACGCCACGCTCGACGAGCACCGCAACCGGCATGTCAACGTCAAGGCTGCGCTCAAGACCGCCACGCACGATTACGACCAGCTCGCCGCCGGGCTGCTCGACGGCAAGGGCCAAACAGCCGAGTTCACCAGGCAGCTCGAACTCGCGCGCATCAAGCTGCTGTCGGCGCAGCAGGCAACTGAGCGCAGCCTCAGCGTCATCAACAACTACAAGCAGCGCATCAAGAACGCAGGCGATGAAGTCCACCGCCTGGGCGCGCAGCACACCGCCGCTGCCGAGCAAACCAACAACTACCGCGAGCGACTGGAGCGCGCCGGGGTCGATGTCGATCGCCTCGGGCAGCACACGGCGCGGCTCGCCGCAGACGAAGCCCGGCTCACTGCCGAAGTGCAGCGCCAGCGTGCCGCGCTCGATGCGCAGCGCGAGAGCCAGCAGCGCCTGACCGCCGCGCACGAGCGCCACCGCAAGTCGCAAGAGCTGGCCGGCAAGCTGGCCACGGCCGGCGCCGTCACTGGCGCGACCGGGTTGGCCGTCAAGACGGTCGTCGGGAAATCGGTCAAGGCCTACAGCAAGATGGAGGACGCAATGCTCGGCATCGCGCGGCAAGTGCCTGGCGCGCGCACCGACGCCGGACAGCTCACCGATGTCTATCGCGACATGCAACGGCAGATCTACGGCCTCGGCCGCGAGATCCCCCTCACGACGACAGAGATCGCAGACATGGTCACCGCCGGCGCGCGCATGGAAGTGCCGACCGAGGCGCTGCGCGAGTACACCAAGACGGCCGCGATGATGGCAATCGCGTTCGAACAGGCGCCGGCCGAGATCGCCGAATCGATGGGCAAGGTCGGCAAGAATTTCAAGATCCCGATCACGCAGATTGCCGGGCTCGCCGACGCGATCAACTATCTCGACGACAACGCCATCAGCAAGGGTGGCGACATCATCAACGTCCTCAACCGCATCAGCGGCGTTGTCTCGACGGTAGCGATGTCAGCGTCCGATGCGGCCGCGTTGTCGAGCACGCTGCTCACGCTCGGCGAAACGCGCGAGACGGCCGCGACGGCGATCAACGCGATCACGCAGAAATTCGCCGCAGCCGAGAAGGGCACGAAGAAATTCAAATCCGCGCTGAAGGAAGTCGGCCTCTCCACGCACGACGTGCAGCACGGCATGGCGACCGATGCGACAGCAACGCTGCAACGCGTCGTCGCGGCGGTGGCAAAACTGCCGAAGGAAAAACGCATCGGCGTCATGGTCGAACTCGTCGGGCTGGAGCACAGCGACACGCTCGCGAAGCTCGTCGACAAGCCGGAAGAGTTCAAACGCCAACTCGACCTGACGAAGTCCGATCGAGCATCGGGCTCGATGTCGCGCGAGGCGGCCGCGCGCAGCGAGACCCTATCGGCGCAGTACGTGATGGCGCAGAACCGCGCCTTCGAACTCGCATCGACGCTCGGCGAAAAACTGCGTCCGGCGCTCGTCGACATCATGAACGTCGTCAATCGCGTGCTCGAAGCCGTGACCGGCTGGGTCGATCGCAATCCCGAGCTCGCCTCGACGCTGATGATCATCGTCACCGTCGGCGGTGCGCTGCTCGTCGTCATCGGCGGGCTGCTCGTCGCCGCTGCCGCAATCGTCAGCAGCATGGCCGTTACCACCCTCGGCCTCGCGCTCATGGGCACGACCACGGGCGCAGTCGCCGGCGCCGTCGGCCTGCTGCTCGGCAAGTTCGCGCTGCTCGCCGCAGCTTTTTATGCCGGCTACGAGTTCGGCGGATTGCTCAATAGCGGACTCAATGCCGTGATGAGCGCAATCATGGGCACCGATACCAGCCTCGGCTCGTTCATATACGACCTCGTCAACACCTACCCGGCTCGCATGCGCGATGCCGGCGCGGCGCTCCTTGCCGGCATGGTCGCGGGCATTACCGGCACGCTCGGCACCGTGCGCGACGCGATCATGGGCGCAGCCGACAGCGTCGTCGGCTGGTTCAAAGAGCGCCTCGGCATCCACTCGCCGAGCCGCGTTTTTGCGCTCGCCGGTGCGGAGATTTCCAACGGCGCCGCCGCCGGCATCGACAGCCGCGCAGCGCACGTCCGGCGCGCCGTGCTGGCCATGGCCGCCGCTGCCGCCACCGCGATGCCAGACATCGCCGGCGCAGCCCCCGGCGGCCCCGCTGGCGTGCGTATCGACACCCGCCCACCCATCTCCACCAGCGCGCCCGGTCGCGCCGGCGCAGCGCCCGCCGGCGGTGGCCACACCATCGTCATCAACCCGCCCGCCGGCGTCGATGCGCGCGAGATTGCGCGCATGGTCAGCGCCGAGCTCGACCGGCGCGACCGCGAGCGTGGCGCCGCGCGGCGCGCCTCGCTCTCCGACAACGGCTGAGGCCCCGCATGCAGCAGATGGCCCTCGGTCAATTCGTGTTCGCGCTCTCGACGATCGCGCCGCAGATATTCCAGCGCTCGACTGCCTGGCGCCACCCGAGCAATAGCCGCATCGGCGCGCGGCCGGCATCGCAGTTCGCCGGCCTCGGCGACGAAACGATGAGCCTCGACGGCGTGATCGTCCCCGAGTTCGGCGTGCGCGCCATGCTCAACGACCTGCGCGCGATGGCTGACACCGGCGCGGCCTGGCCGCTCGTCGACGGCGACGGCTACGTGTACGGGCAGTACTGCATCGAGTCGATCCACGAGACCGGATCGCACCTGCTGCCCAACGGCGCGCCGCGTCGCGTCGAGTTTCAGATTGCGTTGAAGCGCTGCGACGACGCCCGCGTCGATGCCATCCGCTGAGCCATGGCCACGCACCCGCAACCCGCATACCGCCTGACGATCGACGGCAAGGACATCACCGCCACGATCCGCCCGCGCCTGATGAGCCTGACGCTCACCGAATGCCGGGGGGCGCAGGCCGATCAGCTCGACCTCACGCTCGACGACACCGACGGCAAGCTCGCGTTGCCCCGGCGCGGCGTCGAGATCACGCTCGCCATCGGCTGGGTCGGCGGGCTGCTCGTGCCGAAAGGCGTGTTCAAGGTCGACGAAGTCGAGCACAGCGGCGCGCCCGATCAAGTCAACGTCCGCGCGCGCAGCGCTGACCTCACCAAGACCGCGCGCCTGCGCATCGAGCAGAGCTGGCACGACACGACGCTCGGCGCCATCGTCGGCACCATCGCAAAGCGCCAGCACCTCGTCGTGCGCATCGATACGCGGCTCGCCTCGATCGCCGTTGAGCACATCGACCAGGCGAACGAGAGCGACGTGAGTTTCGTGACGCGGCTGGCCAAGCGCTACGACGCCGTCGCCAGTGTCAAAGCCGCGAAGCTCGTTTTCGTGCCGACCTCGAAGACCCGCACGAGCGCCGGCCAGCCGCTTCCGCCGCTCGCAATCACCCGCAGCGCGGGCGATCAGCACCGCTACCACACGAGCGATCGCGAGGCCTACAGCGGCGTCCGCGCCTACTGGCACGCGACCGACCGCGCGAAGCAACGCAGCGTGCTCGTCGGCAAGAGCGGCAACGCCAAGCGCCTGCGCGAGAGCCATGCAAACGAGGCCGATGCACGCGCGGCGGCACAGGCCGAATGGCAGCGCATCCAGCGCGGCGCCGCGACGCTGGAGCTGACGCTCGCGCTCGGCATGCCCGACCTCGCGCCGCAGCGCCCCGTCAACGTCACCGGGTTCAAGCCCGAGATCGATGCGTCCGGCTGGCTCACGGTGAAGGCCACGCACCAGCTCGGCGACGGCGGCTACACCACGCGCGCGGAATTCGAGTTGGGAAGCGCATCGGCCGACTCGGCAGGCCCCGACGAAGACACCTGAAGCTCCCCCAACCCAAAAGGCAATCTCATGTCCTCGAATCTGCCCAAGATGGGCAAGGTCGGAATCGGCAACGTCGCCGTCCTCTATGCCCAAGACTCTGCCGGCCGCGCCGTGCCGGTAGACCTCAACCAGCTCGGCGGCAGCCCCGGCTACGTCGCCGGGCCCAACTGCGGCAGCGCCGTCATCGCCGATGCCGCGGTGCCCATCAATCTGCCCGCACGCGACCGCAAATACCTCGCCGTGCAGCACACCGGCGCGGGGGGCGCGCTCTACGTCTGCACGTCGGGCCCGGCTGTTGTGGACGGCATCTATCACGGCCTGCGCGTGACCGCCGGTGGCGTCTGGATCTGGGATCGCGGCGTGCCCGTCGGCGCCGTCTCGATCGCTGGCACGCTGGCCGGCATCCCGTATCACGTCGAGGAGGGCTGCGCGACTGCTGTCGTGGCCGAGCCGGCCCCGGCCCCTGTGCCGACGCCCGTACCCGCCCCGACGCCGACGCCGACGCCCGCACCCGTGCCAACGCCGGCCCCGACGCCGGCGAGCACTGCGCCTGGCGCGCCGACCGCGCTCGTGCTCGGCGCCGCCACGACGACGACGCAGCCGCTCAGCTGGACCGCGCCGGCGAGCACCGGCGGCACCGCAATCACGGATTACGTCGTGCAGTACTCGGCCGCCGGCGCCGGTGTGTGGAACACCTTTGCCGATGGTGTTGGCACCGCCACCGCCGCGATCGTCACCGGGCTGACCGGCGGCACCGCCTACGACTACCGCGTCGAAGCCGTCAACGCCATCGGTGCCAGCGCGGCATCAGCGACCGCCACCGGCTCGACCGCGCCGGTGCTGACCGCGCCTGGCGCGCCTGTTGTTGCCCTCGGTACGCCCTCGCTCACAACGCTCGCGCTCGCAATCACCGCGCCGGCGAGCGATGGCGGCGCAGCCATCACAAGCTACGACGTGCAAACCTCAGCACCCGGCGCCGGGGTCTGGACGGATGCCGCGAGCGGCATCACGTCGCTGGCTACGTCGCTCGTGTTCGGCCCGAACACGAAGCGCGACGTGCGTGTGCGGGCCCGGAATGCAGTCGGTGCCGGTGTGTGGAGCAACACGGCAACCGGTCGCACGCGCGCATGGAATGGCGTCGGTGCACGGCTCGGGCTGGCGACGGGGCTAGTCGCCACAAACGCAAACAACGTCGTCGCCGCGCGCATTGCAATCGCGTCACCGCTCGCGGTAACGGGCGGCGTGATTTGCTGTTTCTCGAACAGCTACGTGAGCGCCGCCCGGGTCGAAACCCCCAACCTGTACCAGGTGCGATATTCCATCCGGGCCTATTCGGGAAATATCGGCGCAGGACTCAACCAGACCACCGCTACGGCCGTTACCGGTGCGTTCACGAACGCATCGAACAACACCACATTCACCGGACCCGACGGCACTCAATGGGCCGCGATTTACAAACGGGTTGCGGGCGTCATGGTGCCCGCGACCTATGCTGATTTCACCGCCGATGGCGGCCAAATTTCAGCGGCGAGCGACAGCATCCCCGAGGTGCTGATGCCCGCCAATCAGCTCTATCACGTCTATACCGATGTGCTGCCTGCGACCTGCGTGGCGGGCGGCAAGATCGTCACTGAAGTCCGCTGCACGCCGCCGGCCAGCACCTCGGCTTGCTACACCACGACTGCAAGCCTGTCGGGGGGCGCGCAAGAGGGCTACAAGCTGGCTGCCACCAACGCGGCCAGCCCGTTTGGGTCGGCCGATTGGTCAGCATTCAGCGGGATCACGACGACAGTGGGCACCTTCTGCCCCGGGCCGATTGCAGCCTTTGGCATTACCGATTCCGGCGCCTGCACCGTGCTCTCCGACGGCGACTCGATCGGCCGAGGCCTGCCTGGCGACGGGGCCTCGACGACTGGCGTCACCGGCTGGATCGGCCGCATGTGCGAGGCCTTGGGCCTGCCGCTCGTGCAGACCTGCATCCCCACGACCGGCGTGCTGATGTGCAACACGAACGGCACCCCGCAGACCGATCACCTCGCGCGCTGGTGCATGCGTCTCGTCGAAGAGCATTCGCACAATGGCGGCATGCCAGCCGACGTGCGCACGCGCAATCTGCATCTACGCACGCTGATGCTCCCCGGAGCACAGATTGCCGGCTGCACGCCCACGCCAGCGCAGACCGGCGGCGCCAATGCCAGCTACAAAACCGTCACGAGCATCACGAGCTCGGGCACGGTCATGACCGCGATGACCGATGCGACAACGGTCGGCAATCTGGTCGTCGGGCAGTGGGTCGTGCTGGAGTGCGCCGATGTGCCGGGCTACACCGGCATGACGCAGGTGCTCGGCAAGCCCAGCTCGACGACGTTCACCGCCACTATCCCCGGCGGCGGCGGCGGGCTGGCGGCGTCAACCTCGGTCACGACCAAGATGGCGTACGGCCCGACGGCAGCCGACGGCGGGACGACCTTCGCGGCCTTCATGGCCTGGCTCAATCCGCTTCTGGCCGGCGCTGCGCCGAACACGGCGGCCGGCGACCCCGATGTCGTGATCCCGGTCAACACGGCAATCAACCCGGCCAATCCGCTCGTTTATCCGTCGATCGCCAGCACGCAGGAAGGCACGCACGCGCTGGGGCAGAACACGAGCGGCATCAGCGGAACGATGGTCCAGCAGATTGCGGCGGCAGCAGCGGCAGCGCTGGCTAGCGCGTGGACGGTGCCG